CATATTTGCGTCCTCGCCATTCTCATCTTGCTGAGGTGGCAGGTTCATGCCAAGTTGTTTTTCAATCTCAACACGATAGCCAAATCCTAAGTGCTCATTGATGTGAGCCTGCATGGCTGCCTGTAGCTGCATAGCCTGAGGAGACTGACCAAGCACAGACAAGACTTTTGGGTCTTGCATGGCTGAGGTGTGAACAATTATGTGCGCTTGATGATCTTGGTAAGCAAACGCCTTGACTGGCTTACTCATCAAGATGGCTTGGTTTTCAGATACTGGGTCTTGAGGCTTCTGATCCTCAGGCAACGGAACAAGCTTGTTGGCTTCTTTAATTCCTAAAACATCCAGCATCTGGCGGTGCAGTAAAGGCATGTTGTAGAACTGTGGGCTGCTCTGGGCTAACTGAAGCACGGCCTGATACTGGACAATCTTCTGCGCCATTGTGGCGGCATTTGGATCGGAGACGGGAATAACATCAACGTTTTTATAATCGCTCTTCTTAGCCTTACGCTCGCCTTCCTCAGGCTCATAGCCATACTCAGCAGGAGCATTCTCAGCCATGATGTTTTTAATTAACTTCAGCTCTTGCTTGAGAGAGAAATGAATACGAGCCTGAACAGCTGACATTACCTTCAGAGTGCGCTCGAGGATTGCCAAGGTTGTACCGACTGGTGCGTTGGCAGACATGTCGGAGACTTGAATATCGGCTGTATTGGCAAAGTTTCTGCCGTCTTGAATGATCTGATTCAACAGACCAATCAATACCTGACTTGGCTCTTTGTAAGGCAGGGGTAAGATATTGTCACGCATGACGCCTGAGGCAATATCCACATCACGCCACTCGCCGGGGGCGATCGGTGTGTCATCACCCTTGACCCGCATACCCTTGGCTTTGAATCCACCGGGCAGGTTAGACAGGGTTCCAGCGTCTACCAACTGGCGAATAATCGATGTACCTGACTTGGCGTAAGCCCCGATCAGGTGGATAAGACCAAAGCAATAGAAGCCAAATCCGGGGATGTAGCCGTAGTGAACGAAGTGCTGGCGCTTAAGTTTAAGGTCATCGTCCGGCTTCCAGTTGCGCCGAATGGCAAGAATCTTACTTGTGCCTTTCTCGATGGTGACAACATAAGGCAAGGCGATACCTGTCTTTCCGTCATCATCTTCATGTTCATACCCGGGCAAGTCGAGGTTGACATGCATCTCAAGAATCTTAAACCGATCGTCAGCCGTGGCTCTAAAACCAAGCTTCTCGGCAATCTTCTTTTCAACCTCATCCAGCGTGTTTGTTGGGTCACCTAAATCGATGTCACGGTAAAACCCAGCATGTTGAAGTTTGCGTATTTCATTCTCAGTCTTGCGCATTACGTGGGTAACACGCTCGGCTGACTCAAGATCAGACGCACCATAAGGCACAACCAAGTCTTCTGCAGGAACGTAAATTGCAGCCTGACGGCCTAAAGACGGGTCTTCATAAACCTTTTTAAATGCGTTGCCTGACAGACCAAGACCCCAGATAGCTCGCTCTGTTTCAGGGCGGTACTCAGGCATCTTCTCCGTCAGCTCATAATTCATGTCCTCTTGAACACGTTGTGCGCTATCTTTCTTATCTTGGGTTTCTTTTCCAATGATCTTCGTCTTGACCGGCCCCATAGCGGGGAAGATAGACATGATGGTCTCGGCTTGAAATTTGACAAGAGACTCAGCAAGTAATGGGTGATAAATTCCACAAGCGCCCTCCCAAGGTTCCGATCGCTCTTCAATCTTTAGGCCGAGCAACTCAAGCCCATCAACATAAGTCTGAATCCAGTCTTTGCGTGAAGAGATGTCATCATCAAAATCTGCGATCAAATCCTCAGCGAGCATTGCCAACTCTTTGTCATCCATGCTTTCAGCCAAGTTGTCTGAAAACTCTTCAGTGTCTTCGGTCGGCATGATCTCAATCTCAAGGCCGTCCACTCCAATCGAGACTGACTCGGGGTCTTCAATCTCAATCTCAATCTCTGGTTGACTCTTCATTAGGTCTTCCATTCCGAGCGGAGCTTGGTACAGTGCTTTGTCGATAGCCATAATTTGTCTCAGTAGTATGAAGCTTTGCGTTTAAACTTTGGCTCATCGTCTTCATCGGAATCGATGCGGATGAAACCGCCTTGTCGAAATCTCAACAACGCCTGACTGGTTGAGTCAACCAAGTCATCATGCTCACCGTTCGGAAACGATGCGCACTCCTCCATAACCTCATCAGCCCATCTCGTGTCTGGACACCAAACATAACCTGAGGCAAATAGGTCGGATATAGCGTTTACACGGGCTATCTTATCAGAACCTTTATTTGGTGTGTACTCCTGAAGAGGCACTCCGATCTGTCGCAATTCATAAATAAGAGGTGCTCCTGCAGCCTTTTTCTCAATGATTAAGCTGTCAGGCTGGAACTCTAGATAAAGCTCGTGCGCTTTCTTCTTTAGCTCAGGGAACTCCATCCGGGCTTTAAACGCATCCAACAGGATGATATTGGCTACAGGAACACCTTCAAGGTTGTCTTTGTAGAATATCCCCCAAGTCGTACAGGCGGAGTAGTCGGCTCGGCTATTCTTTTCAAAAGCCGTATCCCAAGACTGGATGATGAAATCACAGAAGGGAGCCTGATCACCATCCCAGCGTTTCCACATCTCTCTCTTGATGATTGCACCTTCCTCGGAGGTAGGGTTCTGCTGGTACTGGGCTTCCCACTTACCAACTGCAATCTCAGCCTTAATAGCTTCCAATTCTTTTTGTGACCAGAATTCAGGCCACAATGGTAAACCCGAAGGCATTAAGGCGGGAAATTCAATAATCTCCCATTCATCGCCCTCACGGGTAATCGAGTTCTGAACAATCTGCCCAGTCAGGTCTCGCTTAGACCAGCGGGTCATCACAACAATAATCGCCCCACCCGGCTGCAGACGCTGACGAGGGCCAGAGCCATACCATTCATAAACCCTGTCATATACCTCAGGATTACCCTGCATTGCTTCCTGCTCACTGTGCGGGTCATCAATGATCAGAAGATCAGCGCCCTTACCGGTTACAGCACCGCCAACACCGATAGCGAAGTAGTCTCCTCCTTTACTGGTATTCCATCGCCCAGCAGCCTTTGAATCGCTGGAGAGCTTGGTAGGAAAGACTGCTTGGTAGTCGGGGGAGTTAACGAGGTTTCTAACCTTACGACCAAAGCCAACTGCCAACTCAGCGGTGTGCGCTGTCTGGATAATCTTCTTTTCAGGGAACTTACCCAGAAACCATGCAGGCAGAAGATAGGAAGCAAACTCAGACTTGGTATGCCGAGGAGGCATGTTAATGATCAGCCTCTTAAGATCACCAGAGGCAACTCTTTCAAAGGCATCAGCCATGATCTTATGATGCCTACCGGGGATAAACGCAGACCACATCTCACTCACAAAGGGCATGAAGTTTTCTTTGCATCGCTCAATCCTATCAGCCCTTAACAGCTGATGAATCTTAGCTATGTCTGGAGACCCAGTAGGCAAGATATCCAGAATCTTAATGTACTTCGCAACCTCATCACGGGTCAGCAAACTCATAGCTTAGCAATCTCATCAACAGATTTACTGCTCAGCTTGATTGAGCGAACCAAGTGAGGTCTGACTTCCAGATGCCCTTCTTTGCGAAGCTCATGAATTAGACGATGGATATTTGACTTACTGCGTAGCCCAATACCTTGTGCGATATTGATATACGAAGGCGCATAGCCCTTCATCTTGATGTAAAGCTCAATGAAGTCGAGGACTAGTTTTTGCTTAGGAGTCATTTTTTTACATATATATACCGGGGGTGGAACAGAATAGGAACGTTCGTAGGGGGTCATTCTATAGAAAGTTTAAACATTGTCAACAAGATTTAAACAGGGGGTGGGGGTGTATGCGAACGTTCGTATTATGAGGGGAATGAAAATGAATGTGTGGAGCACAGTGTAGTGTGGGATGGGTGCGATGCCGCCCGAAAGCGGGGGTGGGGGTATCGTGGGTCACCGCCACAGCAATTCAACCCACCGCAGGGCGTCAGCCACCGACAGCGCAGCGACAGGCAGCGGCAGGCAGCGATGACTACCGATCGATGGCGATGACTGATGACAGACTGGATAGCCACAGGGTGATAGTTATATCCGGCTAGGTCAATGCTTGGTGGCTTGGTCTAGCAGTGCAAGGTGCTTGCTCAATTCATCCTTTAGCTGCTCTGGCGATACCTGTTCAATCGTCTGCTCTACCTTATCCACAAACATCCCCACAGCCTTACCCATTAGCTCCAGTGCCTTGAGCTTGCTACCCTCTGACTTCATGCTGCGACTGTGCTCCAGTAGCTCGGTCATGATGTGGCGTCTGGTCATCTGTGCGTTGTTTATCAGGGCGTCTTCCGTTCGAGCCATTGCTGACTCCAACAGCACTTGCACCTTTGGATTTTTCATCAATCGGTTCGCATCCACCGCACTCGTTGCGATTCTGTCAGT